CGACCGCAAGGCCGTGCGCGTGCTGCGCGATCCGTTCACCAACAAGCCCTACGTCCACTTCTACACGACCAAGCGTGTGGGCGGCGGCGTGCACAACCCGGAGCCGATGCGCGCGTTGAAGATCGCCGCGTAACCGGACCGAAGGTCGATAACCAAGGGAGGGCGGCTTCGGCCGCCCGCCCTGCATGGAGAAGTCATGAGCAAACTGACCAAGCCTTTTCGCGGCGTGCGCGATGGCGAGATCTACCCGACCGAGTTCGCGGCCGGCGACGACTGCCCGCCCGAACTGGAAGCCGGTGCCCGCGCATCCGGCGCGCTGGCCGACGGCAAGACCTCGGGAGGCCCCGGCCCGGAAGAGAAGGCGGAGCTGATCGCCAAGCTGGAAGCGGCCGGCATCACGTTCGACAAGCGTTGGGGCGTGGATAAGCTCGCCGCCGCGCTGGCCGAAGGCAAGAAGGACTGATATGCCCATCGTCTCGCTCGCACAGGCCCGCTCGCAGGTGCGAGTCGAGGCCGACTATCCGGCGGAGCAGTTGCAGACGGCCATCGATGGCGCGGTTGATGCCGCCCAGGCGTATCTCAATCGCCGCATCTACGAAACGCCGGAGGCGCTGGCTGCTGCACGTTCGGCATACCCCGCCAGCGTCCGGGCCGCTGCCACGGCGCGTACCGAGGCGCTGGCGGCGGCAACCTTCATTGAGGATGGGGACGAGAGGACGGCCGCCATCCGCCTGGCCGAGTTGGCCTATGAGGAAGCGATGGCGGAAGCCGGTGCGTGCATCCACGGCATTGTCGTGAATCCGAGCATCGTCACGGCCATCCTGCTCACCATCGGGCACCTGTATGCGAACCGCTCTGACGTGGTTGTCGGTGCGCCCGCAGTGGAGCTTCCCCAGGGCGCCAAGTCGTTCCTGCGCCCCTATCGACGGAGGATGATGCCGTGACGCTGCACGACGGCGACCTGCAAACCCGCATCCGCTTCGAGCGCAAGACCGTGGAGCGCGACCCGCTCGGCGGCGCCGGAAAGCCCCAATGGTCCGAGGTGGTTTCGGTCTGGGCCAAGGTGACCAACAACCTGGCCGCTACGACTGAGGCGGTAGCCGCCGGCGCTGACCGCTACCGGGAGCAGGTGCGCATCGACATCCGTCCGCGTGAGGTAGATCCACAGTGGCGGATCGTCCTGCGCGGGAGGCACTTCGACATCAAGAGCATTGCTCCGAGCAACGACCGGAGCGAGTTGGCGATCATCGCCATTGCGGGCGTGTCCGATGGCTGAGCGCATCGAGATCAATGGGCTGGACGGCCTGCTGAAATCGCTGCGCGGCCTGCCTAAGGCTGTGCAGGGCAAGCCGCTGCAGGCGGGCATGCGTGCCGGTGGCAACCTGATCCGTGACGAAGCGCGGCGCCGGGCTCCCAAGGCGTCCGGCGCGATGGCGCGCCAGATCGTCACCCGCCGCGCGAACGCGAAGAACCGGCGCAAGGCAGGCGTGGGTGAGGGCGGGGAGTACTACACCGTCGGCGTGATGCTCGGCGCCAAGCGCAAGTACGCCAACACGAAGCGCAATCGCCGAATGCGCCGCGTGGGCAAGAGCTACCGGGTGGAGAGCGACGTGTACTACTGGCGCTTCAAGGAGTTCGGCACCAAGAAGATGGCCGCCGAACCGTTCCTGACGCCGGCCGCCGAAGCGAAGGGGCCGGAAGCGGCGCAGGTAGTGATCGACGCCACCCGCAAGGCCATCGACAAGTACACCAAGGAGACCGGCTGGCGATGATGGTTCCCCTGATCCAAAGCATCCTGCAGGACTCGCCCGCCGTGCGCGCGCAGCTGGGCGATCCGGTCCGGGCGTTTCCGGGCACCGCGCCTGCGGACACGCCCATGCCCTATGTCACCTGGGCGACGGTCCACGGCGCGCCGTCGGCCCAGCTGTCCGACCCGCCGCCGGCCGATGGCTGGCGGGTGCGGCTCACTGTCTGGGGCGCCACGCTGTCGGAAGCCAGCGCGGCCGCCATGGCGATCCGCGACGAGATCGAGCGGCGCGGGAGCATCGAGTCCTACAACCCGCCGCCGGACGACGACGAGACGGGCGCCTACGGCATCTCGTTCGACGCGCGGCTGCTGCAGCTGCGATAGCTCACCACCAACGGCAATCCACCGGCCCCGCAAGGGGTTTTTTTCATGCCCGAACGGGCGCACCAGAAGGAAAATCCATGGGACAGGTCATCAAGTCCAAGCACTCCCAGCTGTTCGTCGCCATCGCGGAAACGGAGGTCATCAAGGTCACCCGTCTGCGCTCGGTCGGCTTCCCCGACGGCCAGGCGTCGGAGATCGATGTCTCCGACTACGACGACGATTGGGATCAGTTCGTCGCCGGCCGCAAGCAGACCGGCAGCACCAGCATCGAAATCATCTACGACTCGGTGGACCACGAGAAGATCGAGGATCTGCACAAGACCGGCGCCGTCGTGAACTGGCTGGTCACCGCGCCGCTGTCGGAAACCGAAGGTGTGGCCAAGCCGTCCGCAACGGCCGGCAAGATCACGCCGCCCACCACGGTGCTGTCCAAGCAGTTCGACGGCTTCGTGCAGAACTTCGCCGTCACCAGCCAGGACAACGATGTGTGGAAGGCCACCATCACCATCCGCGGCTCCGGCGCCGTCACTACGCACCGCCCACCGGTCGGCCCGTAACCGACCCCAACGGCATGCACCTGGCCCGCTTCGGCGGGCCTTCTCTTTGGCAGACCGTGCGGAACCTCCGCGTGTTCGCCGTGCGCGGCCCGCACGGTCTGCCGCCAGTACAAGGAAACGGCCATGAGCAAGACCAACGAAGCCACCGAAATCACCCCTGCGGTGATCGACCCCGCTGTCACCAAGTCCCTGCTGGATGCGTTCCACGACATGGGCATGTTCGCGTCCAAGGATGTGCGGCCGGATAAGCTGGAGCTGCGGCCCGGCGTGATCGCCGAGTTCTACGTCCGCGAGCTGCCCGACGCGGAGTTCCGGAAGCTGTTCGATCAGGGCGACCGCGGCAAGCTGATCGCCGCCACCATCTGCGATGCCGATGGCAAGCCGGTCATGACGGAAGCGGACGCGGCGCGCCTCAAGCCGCTGATCGCGGCCATGTTCCAGGACGTGGCCCTCAAACACTCCGGTTTCGGCGCCAAGGCGGCTGCCGAGGCCGAGCAGGTGGGAAACGCCTAAGCCGCAAGGGCGAGGAATGGTTTTGGTGCGTCCTGTCCGTGACGTACCACCGGCCCGTTCATGAGCTGCGCGCCTCGATCTCGCGGCGCCAGTTCCTGGAGATGTGGGAGTTCCACAAGCGGAACCCCATCGATCCGGTGAGCCTGCACCAGAAGCCCGCCGCACTTGTGGCGTACACCGTCGCAGCACACAGCCACGCCGGCACCAAGCGGCAGCTGGCCGACTTCCTCAACGCGCTGGTGCCCGTCCTGGAAGAGGACGACGCCCAGGCATGGTTCGATTCCCTATGAGCGAGACCTTCGGGCGGTTCGCCGCCGTTCCCATCGGCCCGGCGCTGTCCGCGCGCGATAGCGGCCTGACCCTCGCCACGACGGCGGCGGCCGACATCAACCGCACCGCGAGGTCGGACATTCCCCAGGACGCCGGCACGGTGGGCGTGGAGTTCGCCGTATGGGGTGACGATGCCCTGCAGGCGGTCGTGGGCGTGGTCAACGCCGGCGCGTCGCTGTCGGCCGTGCTGGGCTCGGCCGGTGGCATCGGCTGGAACCTGGGCGCCGGCACGTTGCGCGTGGGCGGCGCCACGGTAGCCTCTGGCCTGCCGCTGGTGTTCAAGGGCGACATGGTGGGCGTGGAGCTGGTCATCGGCTCGCCCAACACGGTGCGGCTCTACCGCAATGGCGCGCTGGTGCACACCGGCTCGGCGGCGCTTGCTGGGCCGCTGTACTTCGCCGCGTCGCTGGGCGCGAGCAAGGCGGGCGGCCTGGTGCTTGCGGTCAACGCCGGGCAGTGGGTCGCCAGTGGGCCGGCGGCGGCGGCGGGTTGGCCCCTGCGGCGCCCGTCCGCCGCCGCGCCGAGCATCGCCGATGCGGATTTCCTGACCGCGCCGGGCGACACCCCAGCCAACGTCCGGTACGAGGGCTTGCTGGCCGAGGGCGTGACCATCATGTCGGCGCTCGACTTCTGGGTCTGGGGCGGCAGCGCCACGCAGACGACCGTAGCGGACTGCCTTGTCCACGACGCCGATGGGCTGCTGGATGACCTGGCCCTGTCGGGCGGCGCCGGGCAGCCGGTCTCCATCCGGCAGGGGCCGGCGGGCGGCATGCTCGCCGACACCGTGGCCGTGGGTCGGTTCGTGATCGATCGCGTGGAGATCGCCGGCGACGGCGACAAGCGGCTGGCGCTGCTGGACGCGCACGCGGACCTGGACGACCCCATCACGCGCGCGGTGTTCCTGCCGAACATTCCCGGCCTGGCCTGGAGTGCGCAGCCGGTGGTAATCGGGGCTGTGGCGAGCGTGCCGGCCCTGGGCGCCAACTCAGATGGCTCGGCGCTGTTCCTGGCTGACGGCCCGGTGAGCGTGTCGGCGGTGATGGACCGCGGCGACCTGATGGAGCCGGGCACGTTCCAGCTTGCGCCGGGCGGGCAGCAGCTGTTGATGCAGTCGCCGCCGGTCGGCCCGGTGGTCGCCGACGTGTCCAGCATCGGGGCCGCGCAGCAGCCGGCGACGCTGCGGCAGGCCCTGGGCGATGTGTTCGGCCGGCTCGGCAAGGCGGCATGGGCTGCAGGCGACGCCAGCGGCATCGACACGGCGACCGGCTACGGCGGGGTGGGGTACTACTCCCGCGACGCCGTGACGGCGCGTGCGGCGCTGGGAGCGATCCTGCCGAGCTACGGCGCCGGGATGTACCAGGCGCCGGACGGCGTGCTGCGCGTGGCCCGGGTAATTGCGCCTGAGTCGGTGGCGGAACCGGAGTTCGAGGTCATCGCCGACGACCTGGCCGAGGATCTGATCGCGCTGCCGGACGACGCGCCGAACCTGACCCGCCGGTTCGCCTACCGCCCGAACGCCCAGGCGCTCGGCGCGGGCGATCTCGTCACCGACGTGGTGGACGTGCCGCAGGCGCGCCGCGACGAGCTGACGGCGCTGTTCCGGGGGCAGGTGTACGCCGCCGGCCCGCTGCACCCGCATTACCGGCACGCGGACGTGGCTGCGCCGTTCGTGTCGCTGTTCTGGCGGCAGGCGGATGCGCAGGCCGAGGCTGACCGGATCGTAGGGCTGTACGCGGTGATGCGGCACTTCTACGTGCTGACGATCCGCGGCGATCAGGCGCTGGCGGTGCAGCCGGGGCAGGTGGGGCGCATCACCTATCCGCGGTACGGCCTGGCGGCCGGCAAGAACGTGCTCGTGCGCAGCGTAGAGCGCAACCCGGCCACGGGGGACGTGGTGCTCAACGTGTGGGGCTAGTCGGTCTTTCCGATCAGGTCTTGAAGCTGACTTGCGAGGTAGAAAATGTCGGCCGAAGGATTGTAGAGGCCACTGGTCCACTGCGATGGCGGGGCGTTGGTCCGCAACGAGAAGTTGGCAGATGCCTTGGTCACAGCCGGCTCGTAGAAAGCGTTTTCGATCCTGGTGAGTCGGCGTCTCACTCCGTCCACAGTTCCGGTGCTTGCCCGCTGCTTTAGGTGAGCCTTTAACGCTACCAATCGCTGCCGGTACTGGTGCATATCGTCGGGACTCAATGTCCGATGCCGATCACCTGCCTCGGCCAGTTCTTCAAACTCTGCATGCACTCGGAGCAGTTCGGCGAGAACAAGCCGTGCCTCCCGGAGATCAATAGTGTCCATTCATTTCGATCCTGATACGGGCGTTGTCTGTGTTGAAATCTGCGTGCGAGGCGGCGACGCCGGCGACCTTAGCCGATACATGGCCTCGGGTGCACTGCACACGCTGGAGTCTATTTCCGGGATGGATCATGGTCCGGTGAGACGGCGCTTGATTTCCTGCCTGGTCCGTCAGGTGCGTTCCCTCAAGCGTCACGATGATGCGCTTCGCGCGGCGAAGCGGGAGGGGCCGGCGTGTTGATCGGGTACGGAATGCCGGCTGTGCAGTCGGTGGCGCTGGTGGGCGGAAGCTGGCTGACCGCCGACGCAGGCGCCGCGCTGTTCGACGGAAAGCCGGCGCGTCGCGCGCGCATCGCCAGGACTGGCGCGCTGTCGATCAACATCACCTTCGCCGGCACCATCGCGCCGCGCATCATCGCCTTGCTGGGCCTGTCCCTGCCGCCGGGTGTGCCGATCTCGGCCGCCGGCGCCAGCGGCGTTACCGTGCGGCTCCCCGATGGGTCGGTGTGCGCCTGGCTGTTTCCGGCCGGCGCCGCGTCGGTGGCGTCGGTGTCCGTAGGGATCGATACCACCGCGGCGACCGTGGAAGTGGGCGAGATCGCCGTCCTGCGCGCCGTGGACGTGGGCATCGCCGATGGCTGGGCCGTTGCCACCATCGACACCAGCGTGCACACGCGCACGAAGGGCGCCCAGCTCAACACCGTGGAAGGGCCGCGCTACCGCCGCTTCACCGGCAACCTGTCGGCGCGGCCCACCGACGTGGCGCACAACGGCGGCCTGGCCGGCACGGATTGGGATGCGGTGGTGCTGATGCTGCAGGGGCGTGGGCGGGGCTGCATCGTGCCGGAGTACAGCCGGACGAAGGGCGGCCCCCTCGATCCGGCACTGGCCGCCCGGTCGGCGATCTACGGCGCGGCGTCGAACACCTGGAGCGTGGAGAACGTGAGCGGCCGGTACTTCTCGGGCTACCTTGAGTTTGAGGAAGTGCCCGCGTAGGTGGCACCATCGCCCCACCAATGGAAAGGAGGGGGACATGCTCGAAGGGATCAAGGAGTTCAAGAAGGATGTGTACGGGGATGCTCCGCCACCCAGCGGCGGGTCGGCTTGGGCTGCAGTCCTCGTGGTCGTGGCATTGGTCTGCGGGCTTGTCGGATTTTTCGGCCTCACGCAGGCGACCATGGGTGTTGGATTTGTCGGCCTCGGTTTGATGGCTGGCGTTCTTGCACGTATCGCCCAAGCGAGAGCACAACACAAGGCAGTAATGGCAGCACTACGAAGCAGGTAGATGCTGGAGTTCAAGCAAAGCCCCGCATCGCGGGGCTTTTTTTATGTGGATAATTCCATGAGCCTATACACGCTAACCGTCGATCTGCTTGCCAAGACCGGGAGCTTTCAGACCGATATGGGCAAAGCCGCGCGCGACGCCGACAAGGCAATGAAACAGATTGAAGCGCGCGTAAATCGCATGGCATCCAGCGTTATGGGTAGCTTCGGTGGTCTTGCGGTTGGGCTCTCCGCTGGCGCGGTATTTGCCACATTTATCCGCAACACTATCGATGCGCAGAAGGAGCAGGCGCAGCTCGAAGCGGTGCTCAGGTCTACGGGCGAGGCTGCTGGTTTCAATAGCCTGCAGCTGAACAAAATGGCCGACATGCTGGCGAAGGCGACGACGCATAGCGCCGGCGAGATCACCAACGCGCAGACGCGGTTGCTTTCCTATTCCAGCATCGTGGGCGAACAGTTTCCGCGCGCGTTGCAGATGGCGATTGACCAATCTGTTCGCCTTGGCGAGAACATTGAACAGTCGGCGGAGACTATCGGCAAGGCACTGGAAAAGCCGTCGGAAGGTGTGACGGCACTTACCAAGCAAGGATTCAAGTTCGAGGAATCTCAGAAGCGAGTGATGAAGCGCCTGGAGGAAACCGGGCGCTTGGCCGAATCGCAAAAGATCGTGCTCGACGTGATGGCGGAGTCCTACGATGGCGCCGCTCAGGCAGCGCGGGATACGTTCGGTGGTGCCCTGGTGGGGCTGAAAAACCAGCTCAATGACGTGCTCACCGGAGACACCGGCGGCGAAGGGATCAAGGGGCTTACTGCAGCAGTTAATAACCTGACGGATCTGCTCGGAGACCCATCAACGAAAGACGGGCTGGCGAGCTTCGGCGAGGGTCTAGTAAATATCGCCGCCTTCGCCGCGGAGGCGACGGCAATGGTCGGGGGGCTATGGGGAATTCTGTCCCAAGCTCGAAAGCCGATCGACCAGAAGTCGTATCAAGGCCTGTTGCAGGAACAGATGCGGCTCCAGGAGAGCATCGCCAACGACGAGGCCGGACTAACCCCCTCGTTCGGACTTTCCAAAGCGCAGGAAGCGCAGCTTCTGCAGGACAAGCGAAATCGCCTGGCAGCAGTGGAAGCGCAAATGCGCTACACGGAACTCATGGAGCGAGCCGCCGGCGTCAAGATCATCGACAACGGACAGGCTCTCCCCGATTCGATGTTCAAAGACGGTAACAAGCCGTTGCCCAAGGTGCTGTCGCCGGAGGAGGAAAGGAAGCTTAAAGCGGCCCAGGCAGAATGGAAGAAACAGCAGGAGCAGATCAAGAAATACTCCGCCGAAGCGGCTATCGCTGCCGGCACCATGTCCGGTCCGCTGGACGAAGCGATGGCGAAGCACACCCAGCGCATGGCCGAACTCAACGAGGCCATGGGCAAGGGAAACATCCTGCAGGCCGACGCGGGCGTGCTGATGGCTCAGAGCGCGCAGGAGTACGCCAAGGTCGCCGCGGCGGCGGAAAAGGCCCAGCGTGCGCCGGCTGCGCTGCTTGCCACCATGGAGCAGGAAGTCCAGCTCCTGGGCATCGCAGGGCCGGCGCGCGAGTTGTACCGCCGGCAGCTGATGAACGAGGCCGACATGCGCGAGGAGATCAATCGCGCGATGGAGGCCGGTGCCAAGTTCAGCGAGGAGGAAATCGCGCTCCTGGTCGCGCGGGCGCGTGCAATGGCCGGTGTGTCGATGGAGATGGAGGAAGCGGCGCGTGCGGCCGAGGACTGGCAGCAGGTCGCGGTGGGTGCGGCCGGCGGCGTTGCGGACACCTTCGCCGACGTATTCGACGGACAGATCAAGAACGCGAAGGACTTCTTCTCCGAGTTGAAGGACGTGTTCAAGCGGGGATGGTGGGATGTGGTCCGCACGGCACTGCAGCAGCAGTTCGTGAACCCGATCCAGAAGGCTATCCAGGGCATGCTCTCGGGGCAGGGCTTCGCGGCGTCCGGCACGAACTTCGGCGGCTTGGGCTCGACCATTGCCGGCGGCATCGTGCAGGGCGCGCAGCGGGCCGGTATCGGCGGCCTCGGCGTGGGCTCCAGCATGGGGGCCGCGGCCGGCTCCATCGGCGGCTTCGGCAACAACGTGGCCGGCTTCGGTGGGTTCCAGGGCCAGATGTACGGCTTCGGTGGCCTGGGCGGCGCTGGAGCGTCGGGCGGTGGTGGCTTCGGAATGGGCGGTTTCGGCATGCCCAGCAAATCGCTGTTGACCGGTGAGTTCGCTGGCGGCATGCCGTATGCCAGTGCCGCGCTGGGGCTTATGGGCGCTTACTACGGGCTCACGCAGCGGGGTAGTGGCGGACTGTCCAGCGTCCTCGCCGGCGCGTCCTATGGCGCGCTGGGCGTGGGTGTCGGCGGCGCCATCGCCGGCGGTCTGGGTGCTATCGGAACGGGTGCAGGCATCGGCGGCATCGGTGCTGGTGCTGCGGCCGGCGCGACCGGTGCAATGGGTGCCATCGGCGCAGCGTCCTGGGTGCCGGTGGTGGGCTGGGCGCTGGCGGCCCTGGCAGTCGTGGACAAGATCAGCGGCGGCAAGGTCTTCGGCACGAAGTACAAGACCGACAGCAGCCAGCAGACCATCGACGTGAGCGAGGCTGGCGGTGTTGCGTCGGCCACCGCCGAGCAGAGCCGGCAGAAGGCGTTGTTCGGCGGCAAGAAGCGCCGGACCATCGACGTGGACCCGGGGCAGGAAGCCCGCGACGCGGCAGCCGGCATGCACGAGGTGCTTGCGGCCTACGCCAAGCAGCTGGGCGTGACGTTGCGGCAGGAAGCGGCGGCGCTGGTGGGCGGCTCGTTCTCGCAGACCTACGACAAGAAGGGCAACGTCACCGGTTCGCGCTCGACTGTCCTGGGAAAGAGCTACGACGAGGACGCCGAGACCTTCCAGAAGCGGCTCGCTGCCGAGCAGGCCATCGCCGCGGTCGGGAAGATCGACGGCCAGGCCAGCCGGATCGCCGAGGACTGGCGCAAGTCGGCGGAGCTGCTGGAGGAGGGCGCCAACTTCTTCGTCACCGCGGCAGTGGATGCCAGGAGCGGCTTGGACCTGTGGACGGGGGTAGGGCTCTCCGCGCTCACGGACTACGTGGAGAAGATGCAGGCGGCGGACGAAAGCCTGACCGCGGCGTACACCCGGCTGGCGGGCACGGCGAAGTCCTACGGCACCCTGATGGCGGACATCGCCACGCAGGTGATGACGGCGGACCTGTCGGGCTACCAGCAGCAGGCGTTGAACATCGAGCGCACGTATCGGCAGCAGGTGAAATCGGCCAACGACTACGCCAAGGCGCTCGGGTTGTCCGGCGCCAGGGCTGAGGACTTGGCGAAGATCGAGGAGCTGCGTGCGCTGCAGATGGGCAAGCTGCAGGCGCAGATCGAGGCCGACAAGAAGAACATCAAGTACGGCTTGTCGATCAGCGATCTATCGCCGCTGACGGACCAGGAGAAGCTCTCCGAGGCGATGCAGGCCTTGGCCGACGCAACGGCCAAGGGTGACAGCCAGGCGGCCCAGCAGGCGGCACAGGCGGCGCTCGGATTCGGCCGGAACCTGTACGCCAGCGGGAAGGACTACAACGACCTGTACGGCCGCGTCACCTCGATGATCGACGGCATGAAGATCGGCGACCTGGACCTGGAGGACGGAACCTCCATGGGTCAGCTGGCCGATGCCATCGAAGCGCTACCGGAGCACTTCGGGAAAGCCATCTTCGAAGTGGCCGCCGGCAGCAGGGAGGAGCAGCAGCAGACCAACGCCAAGCTGGAGGAGCAGAACCAGCTCCTACGCGAGCAAAAGGAGCTGTTGCAGAAGCTGGTGGCGGTCACCCAAGGCGGCGTGTCGGTCCAGAAGCGCGAATCCCTCAACGCATCACTCAACGCGAGGTAGTCCGTGCGACTCGTAACTCTGATCGACCTGGGCGCGGGGCCTCTCCCCGCCCAGACACCGCCGGCTGCGCGCTATGCCCCCTGGCTGGTCCAGGTCTACGCCCCGCCGCAGCCGCCGGTGCTGTCCGGTCTGACGGCGACGCCCGTAGTAGATGGCGTTCTGCTGGAGTGGGCGCCGGTGCCGCAGTCGGGTGCCGTGTATGTGGTGGGGGTCGGTGGGTCCAAGGACGGACCTTTCACCGAGCTGGCACAGGTTGACGTGCCGCGCTACCTGTACAGCAACGCCGAGACCGAGGCGAAGTGGTTCTCGGTGGCGCCATCGGTGCGCGGAGTGCTCGGCGTCGGCGCCACGGTGGAAGCGGCGCCCAAGGTCATCGCAACGGACGAGGACTTGATCGAGCTGCAGCGCCAGATCGATGAGGCCAACCGGCTGCGTTTCGAGGGCGACGCGAAGGAGGCGCAGGACCGCGCCAACCAGATCGCCGCGGAGGCACAGCAGCGGCAGACCGAGATCGAGGCGGAGCGGGCGGCGCGGCAGGAAGCCGTGAATGCCGCGCAGGGCCGCATCAACACGATCCTGTCGGACTCGATCATCTCCGCCGACGAGAAGCCGCAGCTCATCATCGACTACGAAACCCTGCTCAAGGAGCTGCCGGGAATTCGGGCCGAGGCCGAGCTGTCCGAAGCCATGGAGCAGTTCGACGCCTACAATGACGCGCTGGACGACCTGACCGCGTATCTCGGCACCCTGGACGACCCCGTGCCATGGAACGACACCAGCGGTTTCACCTACATCAAGTAACCCACCAGGCCCGCGCAAGCGGGCCTTCTTTTTGCACGAGGAAACAATGACCGCAGCTACCGACACCCTCGAAAACGGCCTGCTGGCCCTGCTGTTCAACAACACCGCCTTTGCCGGCCTGGGCGACACCGCCGGTCTGCTGGGCTCTGCTGCGGCCGGCTCGCTGTACGTGAGCCTGCACACGGCCGACCCGGGCGAAAACGGCAACCAAGGCACCAGCGAATCCGCCTATGGCGGCTATGCTCGCGTCGGCGTCGCGCGCACCGCGGGCGGCTGGACCATCACCGGAAACGTCGCATCGAACACCGCGGCGGTGCAGTTCCCGGCCTGTACGTCGGGCGCGAGCACGATCACGCACATCGGCATCGGCACGGCTGCGTCCGGCGCCGGAAAGTTGCTGTGGCACGGCGCCTTCGATGATCCGGCCTCGCTGGCGGTCTCGCCGGGCATTGCGCCGAAGTTCGACCCCGCAACCATCAACGTGACGGTGGACTGATATGGCCGACATGGGCACCGACTTCAACGGGCTGGACCCCGCCGGCACCCTGACCGGCGCCGAAGTGGTCGCGGTCCAGCGCGGCACGGGCGAGAACTCCACGCTGCGCACCACCATTGCCGCGATCCTGGCAATGGCCGGCTCCGGCGCTCAGACCGGCGATACGCTCGTCTCGGCCCGCAACCCGGGCGCCGGCTGGCTGCGGCTGGGCACTGTCTATAGCCAATCGGCATACCCGGCCCTCTACGGGCTGGTGGGGCTGATCGGAGACGTTCCGCCGGGCCGCAACTGGACGGCACAGACGCCAACCCCAGGCATCACCACCGCGATCAACGATGCGTGCTGGGTTACGGACAAGATTGCCGTGGCCGTGGGCAACAACGTCGTGTGGCGAACCACGGACTGCGGCGCCAGCTGGGCGCAGATCACCGTTGCGGGGAACCTGCTGACGGTTGCCCGCGTGTCCAGCACGGTGGTTATCGCTAGCGGCTTGAATGGCGTGATTCTGCGAAGCGTGGATAGCGGTGCGACGTGGACTGCTGTTTCAAGTGGCACCACGAGCACCCTGCGCACCATTACGGTGTTCACTGCAGCGCGCATCTATATCACGGCCGACAACAACACTGCTCGCCTAAGTACGGATGGGGGCGCATCGTTCGGGGCGGGCACTTCGGCAATGGCGACCGCACAGCGCACCATTCGATTCAGTGGCAGCGTGGCGGTTGCCTTCGCTAGCACCGGTACCGCTGCTGCGCGAACTACGGACGGTGGCGCGACATGGACGACCATCACGATCCCCACGTTCAACAATGTCCGGGGAGCGTGCGCGTTCGATGAGTTGCGCGCGGTGGTTTCTTCCAGTAGCGGAGTGATCCTGCGGACCATCGACGCGGGTGTAACGTGGACCACTTCGACCCTTTCCGGCGTGACCAATGCGCCCGGGGGCATCGTCCGTACTTCGGCCCTTGCCGCTGTGCTCGTCGCCAGTTCTGGCACCAGCTATTGCACTTTCGATGCGGGCGCGAGCTGGACCGCTATCGCGGCGACCCTGACGAACGCCACTGCTGCATTCGCGGTCGAGGATTCCTTGGCTGTGGCGGTCGGCAACGGCGCGCAGTTCCGCTCGTTGCCGGAGTACAGCTACGACTCGGGCACGCAGTTCATCACGCCATCGCTCGCGGGTATCGGCGCGGGGCTCACCGGGTACATCAAGGCATGAAAACCTTCTATCTCTGGGATGAAAACGGCTCCCCGGCCGGTGCGGTGGACTGCGACGAGGACGGCCCGCTGCCCGCGCGCTGCACGCCGGCCGCGCCGCCGGCCGCTGTCCCGGGCTTCCGGGTGGTGTGGCGTGGCGAGTGGTTGCAGGAGCCGCTTCCCGCGCCCGGCCTGGCCGCGGTGAAGGAGCAGCTGCGTGCGGCGGCCACTGCCTGTCGCTGGTCGCACGAAACCGGCGGGCTGACGCTGGGCGGCGTGCGCGTGGCCACCGCGCTGCAGGACCAGAACCGCATCGCCTCCGTCCTGGCGGCAATGCAGGTCGCGCAGGTGGACGGCGTGGACTTCAAGGCCGACAGCGGGTGGGTCTATCTCACCGGGGCGGAGCTGCAGGGCATCGCCGCCGCGATCACCGCGCACGTTCAAGCCTGCTTCTCGGCCGAGCGCGCGCACCACGAAGCCATCGACGCGCTGCCCGACCTGTCGGCGGCGCTGGCATATGACGTAACGGAGGGCTGGCCCGCATGACGAAGTACCTGCTCACCGGCGACGGCCGCCGGCTGCTGACCGGCGGCGGGCAGGTGCTGACGGCCGACGCTCCGGGGCCGGCGTTCTCGGATCTCACCGCCGAGCCGATGCCGGTCTCGATCACCCTGGCGGCCAAGGTCGCGGCGGTCGCAGTGGCTACCGTTGCGCCCATGGCTGTGGCGTTCGGGATGGCCGCTTCGCCGACCGCAAACACGGGCATTGCCCCGATGCCGGTCACGTTCGGGCTGTCGGCCACGCCCAGCGCCTGGGCGAGCGCGGAGCCGGCGTCGGCGGCGGTGGAGTTCGGCCTGGCCGCGTCGCCCAGCGCCATCGCGCAGATCGTGCCCGCGCCGGCGGCGGCGACCTTCGACCTGCACGCCAGCCCGAGCATTGCGTATCCGGCGACGATCCGGCCGCGGCCCATGCCGGTGCAAATGCGCCTGGTCGCCAAGGCCACGCGCGCGGCGGTCATCCGGCCCCGGCCGATGCCGGTCCGCACGACGCTGGCGGCAAGCATCAGCATCAGCACGGCGGCGAAGTGGCGGGAGAAGTGGCTGGCGGTGTACGGCCTGCGCCAGGAAGTGCTCAACGCCATCGACGCGAACAACCGTGAACTGGCGAAGGAGGCCGGGGTACTGGCCGGTGCCACCGCCACGGCGCTGGTGCAGACAAACACGCGGGTGGACCTGGTGGATGGCCGGGTGACGACCGAAGCGCAGCGCGTGACGGTCCTCACCGGCCGGGTGGGTAACGTGGAGGGCACGCAGACCGCGCAGGGCACCGCGATCAGCAACCTGCAGACGACCCAGACCAGCCAGGGCAACACGCTCACGTCGCACTCGCAGCAGCTGGTGAACGTGCAGTCGTCCATCACGACGCTGGATGGCAAGGTCACCACCAACGCCAACGCGACCACCGCGCTGGACGCGCGCGTGTCGGTGAACGAGTTGGGCGTCGCGCAGGCAAGGGCCACCTGGGGCGTGTACCTGACCGCCGGCAACGTCATCAGCGGCGTGCAGTCGATCAACAACGGCATCGTCGCCGAGTTCAACGTGATGGCCCATGTGTTCCGCCTGCTGTCGCCGGCCGGCGCCGACGGAATGGAGATCCAGGACGGCTATATCCGAATCTGGAAGGGGAACAGCCAGACGATCATCGGCAACCGGTTCGGCGTGGCCGGGCAGGGGCTCATGAAGTGGTTCGGGCCGAACATCGGCGCCGCGGCATGCACGAAAGCCAACGCGACGAGCTGGGAGGACGACCAAGGCAACGCCTACTTCGGCGGGTCGCTGTCGGCCGGCGTGCTGCGCAATGGCGCGCAGTCCACTCAGGTGGGGTCGAACGCAGTAGTGGAGACCGGGCAGTTCGGCACGAACGGCGGCGCCAAGACGGTGACCTACAGCCTCAGCTACTCGAACTACTTCATCACGCAGTCCAACCTTGGCGGCGACGGGACGTTGAGCGCCACGATGATCCTGGAGCGCAGCATCGGCGGCGGCGCGTGGGTCGAGGTCTCGCGGCGTGCTCTGGTCGGCAGCAAGACCTTCATCGAGTACGAGGCAGGTGTGGGCTACTCGTATTCGTTCAGCATCGGAGGTTCGAGCACCTTCACCGACAACACCGCTGGCAGCTCGTCCACGTTCAACTACCGGGTCCGCCTGGAAGGCGTCACCGGCTGGCCCTATGCCAAGCCCGAAGGTGGCGCGAACCCATGGGGCAGGCAGTCTCTGACAGTTCTTTCCATCGAGGAGTGACTACGATGAAGCACTACATTGGCCTGGCGCTCGCCGCCGGGCTGGCAGGCTGCGCGCCGGGGATCGACCCGGCGCCGCAGCCGGGGCAGGTGTACCAGCTGCCGGCCATCGAATGGCACGTAGTGGACCGCGACGAGTTGCGCCGCGTCTATGCCGCCGCCGGTATGCCGCTCGCGGAGGGCGACAAGCTCCACGGCTTCGCGGGCGTCGATGGGGCAGGGCGGCCGGTGATCTACACGCTGCCGCCGGCCCGGGTCGATGACGCCGCGACCCTGACGCTCGGCCACGAGCTGCTACACGTCGCGCTCGGACGCTACCACCGGGAGTAGTGGTAGCCCGCGCGCTGTGCCGTCGCAGGATTTGCGATCCATCGCGCCGAAGATGCCGGCGCGGCGTCCTCCCCCCCTGTGACGCCGCCGCCGGCCGCCGCTCCCCTCGGCGGTGACGCCCGCAAGGCTCGTCGTGATCCGGCCATCTGTCTGCGGTGATGCGCGCGTGAGGGCTCACCGGCAAAGCATCACAGTCGCCTGCAACAGGTAGAGGAGGATAGCCAGTGCGGCAACTCGCCGCGGTATCTGGAACCACCATGGGCAACCAACAGCCGACTCAACCCGACCAGAAAGAAAACAACAACGCCCCCGACGAGAAGAAGCGTCAGGACGACAGTCCGGCGCCGGGGCAGCAAGGGAAAGAGCCTGGCGAACTCCATAAGCCCGGACAGGGCACGCGATAAGGCGCCGAGACGGGAAGGTCGCTCATGACGAGCGGCCACCGTCAGGGTCGCAGGCCGTGCGATGGACGCCGGCCAAGATGCAGGCCATGAACGCATCGACCAAGACGTGGCATCCGACGAAAGCCGCCTGGGCGCGTGCCAAGGCGGCCGAGCTGGACGGGCAGGCCCGACAGCTGGAGCAGTCCAGCGCCGGGGACTGGCGGCGCCGAGCGCGGACCAGAGCTGCGGCAAGCCGGCTCCGACTGCAGGCCGGCGCTTTTCTCGTTCGCGCGGTCAGGTTCGAGGAACGTGGGGAGTAGTTGCCACGCTCGTGCCGCCTAGCTGCACATCTCGCGGCGACAACAGGATGGCTTTCGGCGTGGCGCCCATGCGCTCCGCGATACGGGCCAGTTCATTCACGACGCGGACCTGTGCGCCAGCATTGCGATCCGACGCCGCCTGCAGCAGGTTTTGGTACACCTGCCAGAAGCCCGGGCCGTTGCCGTGCGCGATGTAGGCCGCGTGCAACTCCATCCATTCGTCGTCCGTCAGGTACTGTGCGCTATAGCCCATGTCGCCTCCACCTACGCAGCCCCCTGCCTACCGACCATAGGCGCTTCGCTGTGCTGGATTGTGAAGCCGCCGTGATCTTCGGCGGCGCCGAATCGGCCAATCTCCGGCCATTTCAAGCCGAATCCCCTTGATACGACTATGTTTTCCCACTGGCCGCCGCCGGCACCGAACGGCGACAAGCTTCGGGAGCGGGAATCCCGAACCGCGACGCCGCCCACATATGCAGGAGGTCCACATTCCTGCAGGTCGTCCGACAAAGTGCAGGTGGCGCAGGTGCACCGATTTCCTGCAGGAGGTGCAGGTCAGCCGGCCTGCGGCTTGTCCCGATGCAACGTCTCCGGGCGCAGGTGCGTGTACCGCTTCAAGTCGTTCCAGGACTCGTGCAGCGTCACCGACGCCACTTCGGGGATGTCATAGCCGGCCTCGAACAGCCGGCTGGTGGCTTCGTGGCGCAGGTCGTGGAAATGCAGGTCTTCGATGCGAAGTGCCGCGCATGCGCGGGTGAAAGCGGTGCCGACCGAGCTTGGGTTGTAGGGGAAGATCCGATCCTCGCCTTCCTTCCGCGGCTGCCGCTGCACGATGTTCCACGCCTCGCCCAGCAGGGCAAATCGCTTGTGGTTTCCCATCTTCTTCCGTGGGTGCTTGGCATCACGCAGGAGGGCCGTGCGCGTCGCTGGATTGATGTCCGACCACAGCAGGCGGGTGATCTCGCTCTCGCGCTTAGCCGTCAGCACCGCGAACTCCACGATGTCGGCCATGGGGATCTCCGCGCGCCAGGCGTTGGCTTGAAACCGCTCCTTCAACCGGCGCAGTTCTTCGTCGGTGGGCCGGCGGTCGCGCCGCTTGGACTTGCCGACCAGCTTGAGCAGCCGTAGCGCGGGCCGGGCGTCTGCAACCGGATCGGTCGCCAGCGCCAGCCCCTTCATTGGCCCGGCCAGTTTCAGCAGCTCGGACAGGTAGCCGAGTTCGACGTTCATGGTTGCGGCCGTGCAAGCTGGGATAATCACCCCGTCGGCACGCATGTGGGTGCCCTGGATTCTGCGCTGGGCATGCTCGATCACATGGTTTGCGGTCAGGCTGCGGGCGGGGATGTCGCCGAGGCTCTCGCGGAGCCGGGTCATGTTGCCGGCCTGGGTCTTGGACACGGCCTTGATGCCGCCGAGCACCTCGGTACGCCAATCGATCAGGCCGCCGATGGTGATGTCCTCGCCGGGCTTGCCGCCGCGCGCCTCCAGGTCCGCCATCTCGCGCTCGATCCGGTCGGCCCACACTCTGGCTGCGGTCTTCGTCGGAAACGTCTTGGAGCGCGTCGGGTGGCCTTTCCGGCGCACAATGGCGCGGGTCCGGCCCTCCCGGGTCTGGAAGGTCGCCAT